ATTAACATGGTCGGGTTTCAACGCCAATTGCTTAAGCTGCAATTTACCCCACCTCCCCTAACCTTAACCGCTACATTGAATGCGGACCTTACAAGGTGTTAGGAGGACCGTCCCGTATCGCCGGACGAATATCAAAACAAGATAGACTAAATTCCTTTGGTTCGGAATTAAAGTCTTCAAGGACTAAGTCTTTGAGTAGATATCCATAATTTTTAGGATCAAAATCTACATCTTCAAGCTCTATAAACTTTTGTGATCTTAAGGGGTTCTTCATACTATGTCGAACATTAGACCAGATCCTTTCGTTATGACGATAGGCTTCATAACAAAGCTTTTCATTTAACTGAGGATCTTCTAAATTATATAAGAATCTTACATTTCTGTCGAAATTGGATCTCATCCCTTCAACTGAGAAAGCAAATTCCTTTCCAAATTTAAAATTTACATCGTTTATACCTTCACGGCCTTTACAGGTCTTAGTATCCAGAAATACTGAAACTAATAATAAATTATAAAGTTTCTGATACTCTGACGGAAGTGATCGCAAAGTTCCTTCAAATTCACATTCCAAGAAATTCTGATTTTCTAAAAAAGAAAAATCTTCAATATGCTTGGATACAAATTTGTGAGTTTCCCATTGGGCAACCTCATTGATCGAGCGTGGTTTCATATTGCGATTCCACATATGTTTGCGAATAATTAACATTCCCATTTTATCAAAGTCAGTGATATCCTCCTTTTTAAGAGGGATCATACCAAGACCTCCTAACCATTCTGGTAAGTACCAAGGAACTTTTGCAAGTTCAATGCTAGAAAATGGGTCGACCTTAACTACTTGTAGTTTTTTCCCTTCAAATTCCACAACGTCTAAAACCGTTTTGGTGGTAGGTTTACTATCGTTATCCAAATAGGATCCAATATAACCATCAGGGACACAAGAAACCTTCTTGTAACAGAGTTTGTATCGAATTTTACGAGCATGCTTCGTTTGTAACTTAGCAGCATTAATAAAATATTCGCGAGGACAAGTATTCAGCAAATCTGCAGAAATTGATCCAATTTGAAAGAAACTCTTCCCGGGTACTCCATTCTTCTTTTGACCATAGACAAGACCTAAATTAACATATTTAAGTTCGTGAAAAAATCTAGAAGAGATATCCATACCTGAGGATTCCTCCCAATTTTGGGCTAAATACTTATATTGAACAGAATTGATCGTTAAAAATTGGTTACTTACAAAAGTTTTACCAATAGAAGATTCTAAACCTGCGAAAGCAGTAATCTTTGACCAAATCCAAAAAAGAAACCCTCTTCTTCCTTTGAAAACGCAATCATCACCATTAATTAAAAGCGGGCAATGTTCGTAGCCTTCAATGAAGTTATCTGCAACATAAAAACTTTTCCTTTCGGAAATTTCCATAGCGTAACGACACAAAGCTGCATTTGCAAGGCATAAAAAGGGAAAAGATATTATACTTCCCATCAATTGTCCTTCTTTTTGTTCCTTAAGGAGACCTTGTTCTATAAGAACCTCTCTAGGAGGAAGTAATCCTTGTCGATATTCTTTCATCACTCGTGGATGAAGTATCATATGTCCCGTTAGGGCTCTTTTAACAAGGATCTCTATTTTACTAATATATTCTT